TTTTCCAATTCCCGCAGTGTTCTCGATGTGCTTGGCGATGTGAACACACTGGTCGATGTGGGATGCGGCTACGGTCACACGGCGGCTACGTGGACGGACCTGCTACCGGATGCAACCGTGTTCGGAACGAATGTACCCGATACTCTGCAAATGAATGTGGCGCGGCAGATGGGCGACGAGTACGGATTCGAAATGCGCGACGGTCTGTTCGAATGCGATGCTGATGTGGTATTCGCAAGCGAGTATTTCGAACACATGCTCGACCCGATTACGCACCTTCGCGAACTGGTTGCAGCGATGAATCCGAAGGTGATACTGACTGCAAACGCATTCGGGCAACGTGCGATTGGTCACTTCTTGGAGTACCGTGTTGGTTCAATCACATATCACGGCAAACAGATGAACAAGGTATTCGCATTCGCAATGGATCGGCTCGGCTACTCGCGAGTGAAGTCTCGCATGTGGAATCAGCGCCCTGCATTGTGGGCACGAACCGGAGAATAATAATGGGCCGCAAAGCGAAACCAACAGCACTAAAACTGATCGATGGGAATCCCGGCAATCGACCGATCAACGAACACGAACCGCAACCCGTCAAGATTTACAATCCAGAACCACCAGAGGGTTTCGATAATCTGCAATCAGCAAAGTGGCGTGAAGTCGCCGGCAAGCTCGGCGCGTGTCGTGTCCTGACTGAACTCGATCTTGATGCGCTGGAAATCTATTGTCGTGAGTGGGTCAACCTGCAAAACGCAATCAGCGACGTAGCGGATCGCGGCAAGCTGATCCAGCTACCAAGCGGTGGCGTGATGTGGAATCCATCATGGACGCAACTGAAACACTCGCAACGAACATGCCGTAGCCTCATGGCAGAGTTTGGAATGTCGCCTTCGACCCGGACGGGGCTGGTTGCGAGCGCGGACGATACCGGGAACAACCGATGGTCGAAGTTCTAAGCTACGCGCACCGTGCCGCCCGGTATGCTGATGATGTAATTTCCGGTCGCCAGATTGCATGTGACGATATACGCCGCGCCTGTGAGCGTTTCGTTCGCGATCTTGTAAAGCAAAACACCAAATCGTTCCCGTATTATTTTGATGCGGAAGCGGGTAACCGCGCCTGCGAGTTCCTTGAAGGGTTGCCGCACATCAAGGGTGAGTGGGCCAAGAAAAACCTTCTGTTGGAACTTGAAGACTGGCAATGTTTTGCCGTAGTCAACATATTCGCGTGGAAGTGCAACGCAACGCAGTATGACGCAGACGGTAATGTGCTGATGCACGAAGGGACCAGACGTTTTCGGACGGTCTACTTAGAAGTCGCTCGTAAAAATGCGAAGTCCACACTGCTATCGGGTATCGGTCTGTACATGCTGGTTGCAGATGGTGAAGCGGGCGCCGAGATATACAGCGCGGCAACGACTCACAAACAAGCGAAAATCGTTTGGCAAGATTCAAAACTAATGACCGAAAAGGCCGCTGGCCTGAAACAACACTTCGGATGCCTGACCAACGCGAAAGCAATTCACATCAAAGACACTGCGGCCAAGTTTGAGCCGCTTCACTCGCAAGGTGAAACTCTCGACGGGCTGAACGTCCACTGTGCGATTAACGATGAACTACACGCCCACAAAAAACGCGATCTGTACGATGTGTTGGAAACCGCAACTGGATCGCGAACACAACCACTGATTTTGAACATCACCACGGCGGGTACGAATAAATCGGGTATCTGTTATGAATTGCGTTCGTATGTGGTGAAACTACTGAGCCGTAAGATCAAAGACGAAACCTTTTTCGGCATGATTTACACGCTGGACAAGAAGGATGATCCGATGGACCGGAAGTGCTGGCCGAAAGCGAACCCGAATTACGGCGTGAGTGTGTATCCATTTGATATGGAACGGCTCGCGAAAAAGGCCGAAGAATCACCTGCGTCCATGAATAACTTTTTGACGAAGCGATTGAACGTTTGGTGCAACGCAGAGGCCGCTTGGATGGACTTGCGCGCATGGGATAAATGCGCCGACCCGACACTGGACGAAAAAGACTTCGCAGCGGATCCACTTTGGGTTGGAGTCGATCTGGCATCGAAAATTGATATGAATGCGGTGGTGCGGTTGTACAAGCGAGTTATCGATGGTGAAACGCACGTGTACTGTTTCCCGCAATTCTATTTACCCGAGCAGGCGGTCGAGGATGGAACGAACTCGCAATACTCAGGCTGGCTACGCCGTGGCCTGCTAACCGCTACGCCGGGCAACATTATCGATATGGATTTGATCGAGGATGAAGTGATCGAACTGCGCGACGGTCACGACCTCCAAGAAGTTTGTTACGATCCGGGACACAACGCGACACAGTGGGCGACGCATCTGGACGATGAGGGATTGGATATGGTCGAAGTCAGGCCGACCGTTATGAACTTCTCGGAGCCGATGAAATGGTGGGAAGCGTTGGTACTGGACGGACGCTTTCATCACGACGGAAATGAAATCATGTCGTGGATGGTGTCGAACGTGGTGATCAAATATGATTTCAAGGACAACATTTATCCGCGAAAGGAGCGCGTCGAGAATAAAATCGACGGCCCGGTTGCCGTTTGCATCGGCATGAATCGCTTACTGGCCGATGAACACGGCGACTCTGAACCAACAATAATGGTGATTTGATGAACGATATTTTCGGTGTATCAGGGCTGATCCTGCTCGCTGCAGGTACCTATGGTCGCTTCGGATGGGAAACTTCCGCTATAATCTGCGGCAGTGTCCTTTTGATGCTCGGTCTAATTGGAGCGATGCGTAAATGATTTTCGACAAACTGCTTTCGAAACGTAGCGCAACGGAACTCCGTTCCTCCCTCGCAAACCCCGATGATTGGCTTTTCGCCGCGTTCGGTGCGGTACCGTCTGCAACAGGCGTTGCCGTAAACGAAAAGACCGCAATCCAGATCGTTGCGTACTGGTCGGCAGTCAGTACGATTTCCGATACGCTGGCTTCGCTTCCGTTGAAATTGGTTCGCAGTCTCAAGGACGGAAATACGGAAACGATCAATATTCACCCCGCGCTTCGCGTATTGCGAAACCCAAATGAAATGATGGTGCCGATTACGTTTCGGTCGACTCTGCAATCACAAACGCTCACGCATGGCAATTCGTATGCGTACATCGTGCGCAACAAGCTCGGACAAGCTGTGGAGTTATGGCCGCTCGATCCAGCACTGACGCGCCCGGTCGTTATAAAACGGCGACTGTTTTTCGATACCACGTTGGATATCGGCGCAACGAGAATACCGGGCGCGGATGTTCTGCACGTTCCGTCGCTTACTCGCAACGGCATTGAAGGGTTGTCGATTATCCGCGAACAGCGTGAAATGCTCGGCAGTGCGATCGCTCAACAGAACTTCGCCGCCAAGTTTTTTAACAACGGTGCGAAGCCGAGTGGACTGCTGGCATATCCGGGCAAGATTCGCGACACAGAGAAAATCAAAAAGGCGCTCGAAGATTCAACGGGCGGCGAGAATGCTCACTCGATGATGGTGCTGGATCAGGATGCGAAGTTCACACCGTTCTCAGTACCACCCGAAGATGCACAATTTCTGCAAACGCGCGAGTTCAGCGTGGACGAGATCGGACGCATGTTCCGATTGCCGCTTCACTTCTTGAACAAGATGGGTCAGGCGACATTCAACAATCTGGAAATGATGGGAACTCACTTCGTCCAGTACACGATGATGCCGTGGATTATTCGGCACGAGCAGGAATATACGCGCAAATTATTGAAGCCCGGTGAAATCGACCGCGGATTGCGGTTCAAATTCAACGTGTCGGCATTGATCCGAGGCGACATAAAAACGCGCGCCGAGGTGTACGCCAAAGCTATTCAATTTGGGTGGCTGACTCGCAATGAGGTTCGTGCTCTGGAGGATACAAATCCATTGGACGGGTTGGACGATCCGTTGATCCCGATGAACTTGAAAGTGGTCGGCGAGGAACCCGAACCTGAGCCAGAACCAGCGCCAGAGGACGATCCAGAGGATGATCCAGACGATGATTCCGAAACCGATAGCACCGAACCGGGTGACGAGGACCGCGGCTACTTGGTTTTGATGGCGGCGGCAACACGACTGGCGAACAAGGAATCAATGGCGGTCAAACGCAAGATGCACCAAACGGATTGCGAGGCGGCACTGACCGAATTTTATGAGGGCCATGCACAACTGATGGTCGAAAATCTGGCAATTGATATTGATTCTGCGAGACAATACTGCCGAGACAGAATTGAATCGCTCCACGACGGTGTGAATTTGGACGAGTACCTATTACGCATGACTAGCACTGACGTTGCGAATTTGGTGAATGCAATCATCGAGGACCGAAAATGAAAATCGAAACACCCGATAATTACGAAGCGCGAAGCCTGCAAGGTACCGTTGAAGTTCGGAAACGCGAGGACGGTGGATCAACTATCGTCGGACTCGCTGCGGTTTTCGATTCGTTGAGCGACAACCTCGGCGGCTTTCGTGAGCAGATTAAGCCCGGCGCGTTCGATGATACGGACGTAAGCGATGTTCGCGGTCTGTTCAATCACGATTCGAATTTCGTACTCGGACGCACCACCAGCAAAACGGTACGCCTGAAAACCACGAAAGCGGGTTTGGGATACGAAATCGATCTACCGGATACGCAGACGATTCGCGATCTGGTCCTTGCGCCCATCGAGCGCGGCGATGTTGACCAGTCCAGTTTCGGTTTCATCATCGGGGCTGGTAACGATACGTGGGACGAAGACGAGGAAGGTCGATTGATTCGCACCATCCATCGCATCGGCGAACTGTTCGATGTTTCGCCTGTGACGTTCCCGGCATATCGTGATACAACTGTCGGCGCACGTAGCCTGAAAAATTGGCAGACGGAGCGAGAGGAACTTGCGGCACAAGCGCAAGCGGAAATTGACGAAAGAAAATCACGCGGCCTGTTAATCGAGTCGCTTGATCGAAGGACCTTTTTACCCGGTATGTGATCCGTTGATCACTCGCTAACTACCGGACGCCGTTGCGGTCAAGGTTGGCAAACACACATTCATTTTTTTTGGAGTATGGAAATGTTGGAAAAACTCAAGAAACTACTCGCCAAGATCGCAACTGATATGCGGGCTATGCACGCGCTCGCCGAAAAGGAAGATCGAGGCTTTACTGTCGAGGAACGTGCGGCGTGGGATGCCATGCTGGTCGACTACGAGGGAACCGAAGTTCGGATCGCGGATGCGGAACGCATTGCAGCACTGGAGGGTGTTCCCGAAGATCGCGCAATTCCAAATATTGATAACCCGGAAGACCGCGCCACACCGCAGACACCGATGGAGCATCGGGCGACGGACGAATATACCGAGGCGTATTTGCAGTTCGTTCGCAACGGTTCCGGTTCGCTCACGGCAGAACAGCGCACGTTGCTGGTGAACAATCAGGCTGACATGGAAGTTCGTGCCCAGCAGATTGCGACCGATGCGGCTGGTGGTTATACCGTCCCGGAAGGCTTCGCGGGATACATCACCGAACGCATGGCGGATTTCTCTGGCCTGTACGGTGCGGCTCAAGGTAGCGGTGGACCAACGCTTTTGCGGACTGCCAGCGGTAACAACATTCCGTTCCCGACGAATGACGATACTGGAAACAGCGGTATCCTTCTGGCGGAAGGAACTCAGGTCACCGAGCAGGACACAGTGTTCGGCGAGCGTACGTTGGGCGCATACATGTTCAGTTCCAAACTGATTCGTGTATCACTCCAACTGTTGCAGGACGAAGCGGTCAATCTGCAATCGTATCTCGGCAACATTCTCGGCAAGCGACTCGGTCGTGGCGCCGCTCCGTACTTCGCAAACGGTACGGGTTCGTCACAACCAACCGGGCTCGCTACCGCTGCAACGGATAACGCGATCAATCGTTCGGCGGCTGTCGCATGGACGTACGCGCATCTGTTGGCTTTCGAGCATTCGCTTGATCCTGCTTACCGAAAAGCTGCGGAGTGGGTGTTCAACGACGATACGTTCCTTGCGCTGAAACAGATGGTCGATACCAATGCCCGTCCGATCTGGCTGCCGGGTGATGCGAGTATGTCCGGGGCGGGTCACGGTCCGACGCTTGCCGGGTACGGCTACGTTATCGATCAGTCGTTTGATTCACTGGCGACTGGCGGAAACTACATGGCCTTTGGCGATCTGAGCGAGTTCATTATTCGCGAGGTTCTCGGAATCAACCTGTTCCGGTTCAACGAGAAATACATGGACTACCTGCAAATCGGTTGGATGGGCTACGCCCGTTGGGATTCCAACCTGATCGACGTTAACGCGGTCGTTACGGATGTTGCCGTAGCGTAAATCAACATCGTGTAAGTGAAGGGGCGGCGGTTTCGGCTGCCGCCCCGCTTCCACAAGCGGAGAGTGAAATGAAAGGCTTTGTATTTGTTGAGTTCAATAAGAACTACTGTGCATCACGCGGCGCACCGATCATGGGCGTGAAGGGCGACGTAAAAGAATTGCGTATGAACGAGGCGCTCAAGGATTTGATTGATAGCGAAGTGGTATCCGTGGTCAAGAAACTGAAAGCGGATACACGCAAAAAAGCGGCAGGAAAGAAAGGCGCTGAAACGAGCTAAACCATGACACCGATTACGGCTCTACGAACGATCGAGGCGGCGGCTGATACGCCGATTAGTTTGGCGCAAGCGAAAGCCCATCTGCGGGTAACGCACAACGCCGAGGATGATTACATTCAGTCGCTCATTGTCGCTGCTACGGATTGGGCGCAAGTCTACTCCGGGCGAATCTTGATTGACTCGCGGGTTGGCATTCGCATGAATGACTTTCCGTGGCACGGAACGATCTACCTTCCGGGCGGCAACATCACCGCGGTAAACGATATCGATTACAGCGATGTGGATGGAAACCCGCAGACGTTAACGGGACCGACTTCTACGGCGCCCGGCACGGATTACCTCGAAGATTTGACCGACGATGAATGGCCACTCCTTTGTGCAACTGATGATGGTTGGCCTTCGGTCGAAAGCAATACTGTGAATGCGGTGCTGATCGATTACCAAGTTGGGTGGCTATCCCAAGAGGAAATTCCCGGCAGTATCAGGCAAGCGATCAAATTCAAGCTGGCCGATCTGTTCACCATCAGGGACACCAACGACGCAGGGAGTAAATCGGAACTGATCAAGGTTGCCGAGAATCTTCTTGAGCCGTATGTGGTGCCGCATAAATAATGCGAATCCCTATCGGTGAAATGCGCGAGTCGGTTTCGGTACTGACGCGAGTACGGACTGCCGATGCAAGCGGCGGCGAATCTATCACCTACACCGAAGGCGATCCAATCTTCGTATCGGTACGCGCCTTGTCAACAGCGGAGGCCGTTCAATTCGGTCAGGTGAATGCCGATAT